TGAGCCGCCTGAAGCTGCGGCGAATGTCGCCGCCTGGCGAGCATAGGCTGTCCCGGTTGTTGAAATTTCGTTGGCCGTGCCGCTGTTATCATCCGCAAAGCTCGCAGTTGCCAAGGCGACGTAAACTGCGGAGGGTGACGTGAAAGCCAAGTTCTTTAGGGTGTGGTCGAGAAGTTCGTTCTCAAGATAGTCTGAAAAAGCGGTCATGGGTTAGCCTTTAGTTTGCTGTTTTCATGGATAGAGACCCAAGGCCGAAACGGCTTCGGTTCATGTCTTTGCGCACTTCCTGCATTGTGCGGCTTAAAGCGCTGTCGAACCACTGAGCGCGGCTTTCGTCTTGCAGGTAGACGTAGGCTTGCGCCAATGCACCGTAAAGATAGGCGTCTGGGTGACGGCTTAAGATTGTTGTTGTCTGGCTGTCGCTTAGCGATGTCACAGCTTGCGCTGCCTCGCCGTAGATCAATTCAAGGTCAATTGTGGCATCGGGAATAGGGCGGAACACGACATCGCACCCAATGACGCTATATTCTTGCGGTGTTCCGGTTGTTGCGTTTGACCAATTTGCAAACAGCACATCAGGCGTCATATAGTCCAGCACGATAGACGGGCTGCCCGTGGTTCGGATCAGGCGCAGTGCTCGCAGATCGGTTGGCAGCGACACAAATTCTTGCCCAGCCGGAACCGTAGCACGCGCCCGGCGCTCTTGCGCGCGGGTTTCAAGCTCGCGAGACATGCGCGCTTCAGCCAAATCAATGAACGTCGGGATTTGCGCTGTTAGATCATCGCGAGCCAAGAACGCGGCAATGTTTGATTTGAGCGTTGCATAATCCATCAAATGCGCCCGCCACCTGTGCGAAGATAAGCGTTGTTGCTATCGTTCAAAAGCTGCTTCCACTTGGTCGGATTTTGGCTAGGTTCGCCATAGTCCCGCACCCATTGAAAATAAAGATCGGCTGGAATTTCTGCAACGTGCTGCATGTGCCGTTGAGTGTCGCCAATCATTCCACCTTTGCGGTATTCGTTGGCTGCGGCGCGGTTTACATCAAGCAGGCGGTCTACGTTCTGCTCGGTGCGCACGTTATAACGCCCGCCATCAATGTCCATCTTGATGCGGCGCTTGCTGTTGTGGTCTTGAATAAGATCAATCATAGGCAAATAGGGGCGACCGGAGCCGCCCCTACCTCATTGCTTAGGTTGTAGACAAGTCGCAAATCATGGCGTGCGCTTTTGGCGCTGCCACCTTCAGACCGTACTCGGTCAGGATCTGGAATTTCGCGCTGTCGCCGGTTTTAGCCAGGTCTTGCTCCATGAAATCGCGACCAGGCAGAGCGCAAACCATTGCATAATTGGTATCAACCAAGAAAATGCGATCGTTTGCCATAAAGCGGTCGATTGAAACCGCCAGCTCGCCAAAGTCTGACAGGTAGACGGACACAGCCGCAACCGCCGTCACCTCTTTTGCAGCGCTGTAGGTTACTTGGTTGTCAACAACGGTTGCGCCAGCGGTGTTTGCCAGGGTTGAAAACGCCTTCTTGTTTGCCGGTGAAACAAACATGACAGACGGCTTGCCGCCATCCTCGAACGCGGCCTGCATGCTGTCATCAATCATGCTCAAAGTCAGAGCGCGGTTGGTGCCAGCGGGGTTCGGATAGTGAGTGCCTGCACCAAGATTTGATGCAGCCGCAGCGGAAGAGCCGTCATAGGCTTCTTGACCGGATGTGACTGTGCCTTGGCTGATGTTGCTGATCCAGCTCGACAACGTTGCAGTGGCGCGCGGGTCGCTAGATGCTTTCACCTGGTCCGAGACAAGCGATTTCTCGATGTCGCGGCGTAGCTCAAGCGAACGGACCACCTTCTGATATGCAGTTTCTTTTGCTCGGCCAGCAGTGTTTACGGCATCCAATGTGCCTGAAACGGTGCCTGCCTTTGCAGAGATTTGCGTGTAGTTAGTGAGACGCGCTGCGGGAGTGTTGGTGCTGTCCGAAGCATCCGCGCCTTCGCTGACCTTGTTAGAGGCGCTAGCAGCCGCCAGCTCCTGAACCAGCCATGAAAATGCGATGTTGTCCACGGTTTCGCGTGAACGCAGCATTGAATAAACCGGGGTCTCGCTCGGATCAATCCGGGAAATAACGTCGCCCAAATCCTCGTGGATGGTATCGGAAACGCCGCTAACGGCGGTGGTTAGTGTAGCCATTGGTCCTAGTCCTTTTGACTGGCGCTAGGACCGTTTGGCCTTAGCGCCTCATTAAAGCTTCAACCGCCGATGCGACGGTCGGGTTCTTTTGGTGCTGCTGAAGCGCCTTACGGCGGTCCAACGTCTTTTGGTCTGTTTGAGGCTTGCGAGCGCTTGACTTGGCCATTTTGGGAGCCTTCTTGACTTCCTTTTTGACCTCTGCACCGCGTTCCATCATACGATCGTAAAGAGACGCTTTGCGCAAAAGCGCGACCATGCGTGCATCTTTGACCATGCCGATTTCGTGGGTTGAAAAGCCAAGCCCTTTTGCGGTCTCGACAAGCTGTGACGTTTCCGTCTGGCGCTTGGCGTTGTCTGACCATTCAGGGATAATTTCGACCAGCTTGCGTTCTTGCTCTTGCAAGTATTGCGCTTCGACTGCCTGTTGTTCAGCGATAACGGCCTGGCGCATTTCGTTGCGCTCGCGGGCTTGTTCGCGTTCAATCAGGAATTTTTGCGGGTCGGTTTCGCGCAAATTGTCCCAATATTCCTGGCCTGGCTCCTGGTTTTCGAGCTGGGCTTGGATTGCTTGGAGACCTTGAAGGTATTGCGCGCGGCTTTGCTCTGCCTCTGCTCTCGCAGCTTCAGCTTGTTTGCGGCTTTCTGATGCCTCTTGCAAACGCTTCTGAGTGGCTTGGTTGAGCTGGTAATTGTCTTTGAGCTGTTGAGCTGTAACTTGTTGTTCTTCGCCATCCACCTTAACGGTAAAAAGCGGTTCTTCGTCGTCTTGCTCTTGCTCTACCTGGTCGTCATCGCCAGCGTCTTCGCTGTCGTCTTCGCTTTCAGGCTGCTGCTGTTCGCCTTCGTCATCAACCGCTTGCTCGGGTTCAGCATCTTGGCTGTCCTGCTCTGCTGTATCGACTTCCTGGCTGGCTTCGACTTGCGGCTCGCTTGCCTGGCCCTGGTCTGGGCTCGGCTCGCTTTGGGCTAGCAATCCGTTCACAGCATCATTAATCGTGAACGCGCCTGTTTGGCTTGCGTTGTTTTCCATATCTACACCTATTTCCCATTCTGTTCAAGTTGCTTGCTGGCAAGGTTTCCGCTGGTGATTAACGACTCGACTGATTTGTCAATTTCAGCCAATGCCGCGAGCATGTTTTTTGCGGCTTTTATGGCAAGATCGTCATTGATATCCGCCGCCACAAGAGCCTTGGTGTTCTTGTCGCGCAGACCGTCAATAACGAGCCTGAAGACCTTGTTTTCCTTGAGCGCCAATGCCTCGCCACCTCGTGCTCTTTCCATTTCTCGCTTGTCGTTGTCCATTATACGCTTGATCCAGGAAGGTTCGTGCTGACCTGCCCGCCCATTGCCTGAGCCTGAGCGCGCAACGCTGCTTCGGTTTCAAGCTCTTGCTGGCGCAAAGCGGTCTTAGCCTCAAACTCTTGGCGCTTCAGATCCATTTCGGCCATCATTTGCTCGCGTTTCAAAGCGATCTCTGCCTCTGCCTTTTCGCGTTCAAGCTGGATGCGCGCCTGCGCTTCTTGGGCCTTGATATCGGCATCCGTTGGCCCTTGCTGCTGCTGCTGTGCTTGCTGCATCTGCATCGCCTGCGCAACTTGGCTTGGCGGGTTAAAGAACTGGTCAACATCCTTGAAGCCAGCGCTTTCGGCGATCTTGCGTAGCGTGTTGACGTACTGCGGCAGGCTCACAACTGGGTTATCTGGCCCCAATGTCTGCAAAAGCATCTCCTGCTTGCCAGCAACCTGCATCATCATGGCTACGCGCTCATCTTGCGCTCCGGTTCCCAAACCGACGGTCACATCGATGTCGAACTTATTGGCCCAGGCGCGCGGATCAACTGGCACAAACTCGTTGCGGAGCCGGATCACGCGCTCGCTGTCCATATGCTTTTGGCAAAGATGCAGCACAAGAAACGCCAGGTCTTTGCAAAGTGTTTCCGCGAACACTCTGGCAATCATTTCAATTTTGGCTTGGCCGCCTTGGATCGTTGCATTCACAGCCGCAGCCGTGGTCGATTGCAAGCTGTCTGGGTCCAGGCCCATGCTGGCCTTGCTGAAGCCCGTGCGTTGGTCTCGCAATTGATCCCAATATTCGAGCATTTGGAAGCCTTGCTGGCCGATTTGCGGGACGCCAAGCGGCTGCACCATGCCAGGTTCATCCATCCGCACAATTCCACCGGGGCGGCTTGTCAGAAGATCGTCTAGGTTCACGCGGCCCTCGACAACAGTCACGCGGCTGTTGTTGGTCAGGTACATGTTTTGGTGAAGTTGGCGCAAAATGCCTGTCTTGGCTTTCTGCACTTCGAGCACCAGATCGGCAACCGACACCCCTACCATCCGGTGCGGCATCAAAATGGGCGTGCCGACCGCAAAAGGCACCTTGTCCCATTGCTCGTTTTCTAGAACGTGGCATGCGTCACCAATGGCAAGAACGCGTCGCAGCTCTGGCTTTCCGTCGCCATTGTAGTCGGTTCGGATATAGGCCTCAGTCACCAGCACGTCGCGCATGGTCTTGTCTAGGCTGTCATCATCCAAGCCTTGCTCACTGTTTTGGAAGCGCACCAGCTTTTCGTTGTTCTGACTGATATCCTCGCCAGCGCTTGCATAGTCCTCGATTTCAGCGCGGTCGTAACCCATAGCAACAAGATCGCCGACCGTCATTTCGGTTCGGTGCGCAACGAAGTCGCAATCTGCTAGGCTTCGAGCGCGGCGGCTGAACAAAAACTCTTCAGGCGGGATATTTTCCAGGACCACGCGGCCTTCTTTCTTGCTGCGCTTTATCTCTATGTCATAAACGAAAACGCCGTTTTCCTCGCGTTCTTCTTGCGCGGCAAGCACGACACCATCTTCGCCAACGAGCTGCGCGACCTGCATAACGTCAAGATCGCTATAGCTTTCCACCTCATCGGTTTCCGTTTCATCCCAATAGGCCTTGATCACGCCCATCTTGCTCAATAGCGCGTCCTTGAACGCCGTGTGCATGACTAGAAAGCCAGGGTTGTCGCTTTGAATGACGAAATTCACAAGATCGGTTGCTTGCTCCGCCGACTGAACATCCTCTTGCTGGCGCGGCGCAAACCGCGCGAACCCGCCGCCGCGGTAGAAGATGTTCATAAGTCCGGGCATAATATACTCAATTGTATCGGCAACCTCTGTAACCACAACATTGCTTTGCCCGCCCGCATCGCTGCTGTCCGTGATGTCGCTCATATCGCCATGATAATAGCGTAGCGCCTTGATACGATCAGCTTTTAGCTGGCTGTCCAGGTAGTTGACACTCTGGTCAATCTCGCTGCGCATCAATGCGCGCAACTCTTCGTCAGTCATTTTTGGCATTTGCTGCGGCCTTTTTGCGTGGTCTGCCGCGCTTGCGCTTTTGCGGCTCTGTTTTTTCGGGTTCAGGCTGTGGCGCTGGCTGCGCTGGTGGCCTGCGATATACGCGTTTGTATACTGGCATTTTGCGTCCTTGTAAAATTGGCACCTGTCAAAAGGAGTTTATTCCGATTTTTTTTGATTTTACTCCTTTTGCCGCCAAAGCGAAACGTGGTAGGTTGAATGAAGGGGCTTATTGCTAGCACCCGATTGAGCGGCGGTTAGATTAGCTGCCCCCGCTCAATCGGCCCGGTTCCTGCTGCAACAGGTTCTGATGATCTAGCCTCGCTCTTTTGGGCGAGGCTTTTTCACACATACCCTTTATTCTTCGGATAATTGATCGGCGCGCCGTAGCTGTTCTTTGAGGCCGTCACGCTATCCGCGCCACCGCCAAACGTCAGCAAAAACGCATCGGCTCGGTTCCAGCTGTCAATGCCTCGCCTTGCT